GTCCACACCTGGTCGATCAAAAAGTTTCGGACTCTTTCCTCGGGCTTGTCGTACAGCGCCAGGCGCGCCTCGTACTCCGGGTGCTGCTCGAAGAAGCGCCCCAGCGCCTGCGGGTCCCCGTCGTCCTGCGCCCGGTAAGCGGCCGAGAAGAGCTCGCCCAGCAGCCGCTGGCGCTCTTCGCCCTCCGGGAAGACCCCCGACGTCGTCCCGAAGATCATGCCCGTCAGCGTCCCGAACCCGCCCACCTGCGCCGCCCGCCGCTGCGCCGTCGCGAACACCTCCTGCGCGCCGCCGCGCTCGATCATCGCCGCCTGCGCCTGCTTCGGGGAAATGAGTCCTTCCGCCGCCATGTTCGCCAGCTCGCGGTCCACGCGGTAGTCCTCCCACTGGTCGAAGAGCGGCAGCCCGAAGTGCCGCCGCAGCCCGGCCTCCACGTTCACCCCGCCCGCCGGCCCGATCCCCAGCGCCGCCGTCAGCGCCTTGAGCTGCCGCGTCCCCGGCAGCGGCGCGATGCGCTCGGGCGTCCCGCGCGCCGCGTTCCAGGCCCACGTCAGCGGCAGGTGCGGCGAGACCACCAGGCTCGCGAGATCCACCCCGTCGAACTTCAGGTTCGCGTCGTCCGCCTGCGCCAGCTGCACCGCCCGCGCCCAGGCCGTCCCGGACTGCGTCTGCAGCGCCTCGGCGTACTCCGCCTGGCTGATCTGCCCGCCCGCCAGCAGCTCCTCCAGCTTGCGCGCCGCCCGGCTCTCCGTCTTCGTGGTGGCCATCTGCAGCTGCTCCCACGGCTGGAAGAACTGGTTCAGCGGCAAGCCGAACTGCATCGGGTCCACCCACATCCCGCCCCCCATCCACTCCGGCAGGAACGGCAGCGGGATCTTCACCCGCCCCTCCAGCCGCGCCGGGAAGCCCGGCTTCGTCACCTCCGCGCTCAGGAACTTCTGCACCCGGTAGTAGTTGGCCAGCAGCGCCGGCTTCTCCAGCGCGCGCAGCGCCCACTGCAGCATCGAGTGCGTCATCCAGAACTCGTACGGGAAGACCAGCCCCAGGAAGTTGTTGAACTGGTAACGCCGGCTGTAGTTCAGCAGCGCCGCGTCGCGCTTGAACTGCCCCCACTTCAGCGCGAAGAGCTTCGCCTCCGACATCCGCCCGCTCACGTCCGAGAGCCAGTCGCGCACCCCGGCCTGCACCTCCGGCGGCAAGGACGCGTGTCCGCGGACAACGCCCTGGTTCACCGAGCGCTCGACGCGCCCCTGCAGGTCGTCCAGCACCGGCAGCATGCGGTCGTACCAGGCCTCCTCGCGCGCCGCCGCGTGCGGCATCGGCCCGCCGCCCGTCAACTCGTCCAGCGTCCCCGGCGGCAGGAACGCGCTCTGCCCACTGCGCGCCGCGACGCGCTGCACCAGGCCCGATTCAATTTCCCGCACCAGCCAGGCCCCGTCCTCCGCCTGCCCGAGCAGCACCCCCTGCTTGCCATTCGGCAGCGTGAACTCCTGCTGACCGCCCGCCTGCGCGCGGATAGAAGAGTCGACGGCTTCGGTCTGGAAGAGCCGCCCCTGCCCCTTCGCCTGCTCCCAGAGGACGGCCGGGTCGCCGGTCACGCCCTGCTGGGCCAGCTCCGCGTAGTTCCGCACCCACCCCGCCACCTCGTCCGCGCTGCGCGCGCTCCCCAGGTCCGCCAGCAGACTCTTCTGGAAAGGGGTCAGGGGCGGCGACTGCGCCAGGTAGTCGGCGACCGTGTACAGCCCCTCGGCCTTCAGCTCCGCCAGCGTATCCACCGCCACGCTCAGGTCGTCGGCCAATCCCCGCGCGCCACCCGCCAGCGCGCCCTGAGCCTGTCGCAGGGCCGCCCGCGCCGCGCGCACGCTCGGGTCCACGTCTGTAGAGACGACCGGCCCGGTCGTCTCCGCCGTCGCCAGCGCCTGCTGCGTCTCGGCGGCCGCTTCCGTCCGCAGCCGGTTCATCTCGGCCAGCAGCGCCCCCTCCGGGTCGGCGCGCTGCTCGAGGAACAATTGCCGGTAGAGCTTGTTCGCCCTCCGCTGTTTCTTCTTCGCGGAGGCCAGCAGCTGCGTGGCCGTCTCGCGCGCCGTGTTCAGCCGCGCCTGCTCCTCGGGCGGCAGCGGTGGCGCTTCGGCGGCGGTCGCAGTCGGCGCTTCGGCCCGCCCCTCCGGCACTTCCGCGTGCGATATCAGGTCGCGGCTGAGCGTGTACTCCTCCCCGCCCGGCAGCCGTACCCGGACTGCCCCCGGGAAGTCGGCCAGCACCTCCACCGCCTCCACGCCCCCCAGCTTGCCCGCCCAGACCCGCCCGCCCGTCAGCGCCTGGTAAAAGTTGAGCGTGATCTCCATCCCCGGCGTGCGCGCCATCTCGACGAATGGCTGGATGGCCGGCTCGGCCCCGGCCGTCGCCCACGCCGCGCGCGCCGCGTCAATCTCCTCCGCCGGCCGCCCCACCCAGCGCAGCACCTCCGGCTCCGGAGGCCGACCGGTGAACTCGTCGGTCTTCTGCAGTTCGTCGAGGATCACGCGCTTGAGCCGGGCGATGATCGTCTGCCCGGCGCGGTCCACGTCCACGCCCTCGTCCTGGATGATCTTGCGCAGCGCGTTCTCGATCGTCTGCCGCCGCGCCGCGATCGCGCCGTACCAGTCAGGGTAAGTGCTCGGCTCGGGCAGCACCTCGCCCGTCAGGTAGCCGGCTTCGTCGCGCACGAACACGCGCTGCCCCGGCTCGCCCTGCGTCACCTCGCCCAGCATCTCCGTCGCCTGCCGCTCCACCGCCTGCGAGATCTCGGGCGGCAGCTCGGCGCGTGGGCGCACGATCTGCTCCCGCGCCGCCGCCCTGGCTGACACGGGCACTCCCACCGCGGCCGGCTGGCCTTCCCCGCCCAGCAATCTGTCAAAGACCCCCGCCATCCTCTCGTCGTCCAGGGGGTGGATGAAGTTCGCCACGCTCGCGTAGATCTCCCGCAGCCAGTCGCGCAGCCGCTCGAACACCCGCACCAGCGCAGGCGTCGGGGCCTGCGCCGTCGCCAGGTAGCGCTCGAAGTCCCCGGCAAAAGACTCTTCGTGGCCCACTTCCCACACACCCTCCCTCACGCCGTAATGCTGCTCGGCCACGCGCAAGTCGGCCTCGGGCAGGTCGCGCCGGAAGACGTGCCCGACTTCGTGGACAAGAGTCGACACGTCCGGCCCCTCTAGCGCCCGGATCATCGCCCGCCCGTCCGCCAGGAACTCCACCGCCCCCTTGTGCCGGAAGGCGAGCGCGTCGGCCTGGTAGAGATTGAGCGCTTCAGGATGCAGCCGCTGCGCCTCCGCCAGCGCCGCGCGGTATGCGGTCGCCAGTGTGCGCTCGCGCGCCTCCAGTCCCTCGGGCAGCCTCTCGGCGCGCAGCCCGGCCAGCCGCGCCTCCATCTGGCCCTCGCGCACGCCCTGCTCGCGCCACAGCAGATACAGGTCGGCCTCCGCCCGGCTCAGGCGCTTGATCTCGGCCACCTGGTACAACGCCTCGACGCCTGCCCCGCCCTTGCGCACGCCGCGCAGGTGCGTCTCGTACCAGTCCTGCCACGGCCGCCCCGTGTCCCGCGCCCACGTGCGCGCGCGCGCGTCCGTCAGCGCCAGCGTCGTGTCAATCTGCGAGGCCGTGACCTCGGGGAAAGAGTCGACCAGCTGCGCCCGGAAACCCGCGCGCGTCAGCGTCACCCCCGGCTCGCCGATCAGGTCGGGCTGCAAGGCCGCCGCCTTCTCCGCCTCGTCGAGCGCCGCCGTCACGTGCTCGACGACACGCGCCACCTCGGGCGCGACCGCCGCCGGTGGAGCCGCTTCCACCGGCGGGGCCGCCGCGGCCGCAACGGGTGGAGTTTCGGGCCGCACGAATGGACGGCGCGGCGTGATCTCGCCCGTCGGAGTCGCGACCCCTTCCGGCGTGACGCTGACTACAGGTTCAGGTGGCCTTGCGGGTTGCGCCGCCCCGACGGATGACTTCGGACTGACGACTTCGGACTGACCTATCCCCCGCCGCGCGACGATCGTCTCCTGCATCGCCTCCCAGCGCCGCCGCAGCCGCTCGTCGTGGAACGCCGTCCAGGCCTTCGCCTGCTGATAGTCCGGCAGCGTGCGCACCTCCTGCCGGAAGGCGCGCACGCGCGCCATGTCCTCCGCATTGAACTTGCGCACCGCCGCGCGCCAGGCCTCGACTCTCTCTGCCACCTCCGGCCCGGCCCGCCCGCGGTAAGCCGCCACCAGGTACTCGTCCAGCCGTGCCGCGCGGGAGTCGAGCGCCTGGGCCAGGTCGAAGTAGGCGCTGTCAATCGCGCGCGTCGTCTCGTTCCACGCCGCCGTGCGCGTCCCCGGCGGGTGCTCCGTGTCGAAGAACTGGCGCAGGAGCCGCGTGCGCGTGTCGTTGAAGGCGCGGATGTCGGCCTGCTTCCCGCGCACGGCCGGCATGAACTCGTCCGCCAATCCTAAATTCGCCTTGCCCATCCCGTCCGCCAGCCCCTGGTAGGCGGCCACCTCGCGCGCCTGGTAGTTCGTCCAGACCTCGTCCGCCTCGGCGAACAGCGCCCGCATCACCGCGCTCTTCGGCTTGCCCTCCCGGTAGACCTCCGCCCAGCGCCGGTCCAGGTTCTGCGCGTGGCGCGTGAACGTGTTGAACAGGTCCGTCTCGATCTCGTCCGTGATCGAGAGCACCCCCAGCGCGCCCTCCACCCCGGGCACGTTCGCCGCGCGCTCGGTGATCACCGCCGTCTCCGCCCGCACCTGCTCGGCGATGCTCTTCGCCGCCTCTCGGCGCACGTTCCCAAAGATGCGCCGCACGTCCGACGGCTTCGCCTTCGCCCCGAGCTTGGCCAGCTCCGCGTTGAGCGTGTCGCCCACCCCGTCCAGCGCCATCAGCCGCGCCACGTCCGCCTCGCCGATCCCCACCGCGCGCGCCGCCTCGCCGTAGAACTGGTGCACCCTCGGCGCCGGGGCCTGGGCCAATACCGCCGCCGTGATCTCGGCCGGGTTGTACCCGGCCTGCGCCGCCGCCATCAGGTAGTCCGGCAGACGCGGGTCCAGCGCGCGCAGCGCCCCCTCCAGCGTCTGCGGCAGGCGCGGGATCGAGACGTCCTTGCGCCAGCTCTGCGACCACATCTGGCGGAAGCCCTCGAAGTAGGCCCTCGCCCCCTGCCAACGCTCGATCTTCTGCGCCACGTGCGTGGGCGGCAGCTTGTCGGCGATGGCGCTCGTCGCCCTGCGGATCTCGGCCAGGATGCCCGTCGTCTCGGCCGCCTTCTGGATCGGCGCCAGCCCGGCCGCCACCGCGCGGCCCCCGATCTGTGTGGCCGAGAGGTCGTCCCCCAGGTCGGCCAGCCCCATCCCCGCCACGGCCCGCGCCGGCAGCACCCCCAGCCGCTCCCACTCCTGCTGGATCCCGGCGATGCCGCGCAGCCCCCAGACCCCGTCCACGATCGTGGTCAGCTCCCCGTTCCACAGGTTGCGGATCGGGTAGGAGATGTTCAGCCCCAGCAGCGCCACCGACTCCACGCCCTTGACCGCCTGCGCCAGGCGCGTGGCGAAGTCCTGCCCCTTCACCCCGAACGTGCGCGCCGCCCACTCGCCCGCCCCCTCGATCAGCCCCTCCATCACCGAGGCCTTGAGCATCTCCGGCGTGTAGGGGATCAGGTCCTCGCGGAAGGTCTTGTGCATCTGCGTCAGCACGTCGGCGTTAAGACTCCCGTCGTCCAGCTTCGCCAGCAGCGCCGCCCCCTCTGGGCCTGCTGAGCTTGTCGAAGCAGCGCGCAGCTCGCGCAGCAGCACCTCGGTCTCACCCTGGCCCAGCCGGTCGAGCACGCTCTTGACGTCCGTGCCCGTCACCGCCGCCAGGTCGGCCAGCAGTTGCTGCTCCGGCGCCGTCATCTGGTAGGCACGCACCCGGTCGAGCACCGCCTCGCTGTTGATCGAGCGCTTGACGATCCGCCCCTCGAGGGCCGCCCCCAGCCGCGCCGCCTCGGGGAAGTCTGCCGGCAGCGCGTCCGGGTCGGCGTTCTTGAACCCGGTCAGCATGCGCGCCAGGCTGTCCGGCAGGGTCTCGTCGTTCGGCAGCCGCGAGATCAGCGTGCCCAGCGTGTCGTGCGCCCGGAAGACGTGCTCGCTCGCCATGCTCTGCGGCGTCAGGCGGTTCAGCTCCCACCACTTCGGCGCTTTGTACGTCCCCGTCGCCGCCAGGTTCAGCAGCTCCTTCCCGATCGTCCAGCGCTGCAGCGCCGTGAACTCGCGCCCGGCCTGGAAGCCCTCGCGCACCGGCTTCATCAGCAGCAGGTTGCGGTAGGCCTCGCGCGTCGCGAACAGCCCCGGCCGCCCGCGCGTCACCTGCGCCGCCCGTACCAGCTCCGCGTCGCCCAGCACCCGCCCGAGCGCGCCCAGCCCGCGCGTCTCGACAATGTTCGTGAAGTTCAGCGGGTCGGCCGCGAAGCCCGAGATCAGCTCGCGGATCTGCCCCGGCGCGCCGTACTGCGCCGCCGTCTCGTAGTACACCGCCGCCGGGTCCTCGCCCGCCGCGATCCGCCGCCGCGCCGCCACCAGCGCCGTCAGCCCGCCGTTCGCCTCGGGCAGGTCGTAGTCCACGAACGTCTGCTGCCCGCCGAACTGCCCCGGCCAGACCGGCAGCGCCTCGTACGTCAGGCGCGAGGCCTTCCACGTTGCGCCGAGGATGTTGCCCCAGAAATCCTTCGGTAGCGGCTTGCCTTCGAGGGCAGCCTTGAGCGTCGCGCCTGGGAGGTTGCTTAGAGTCTCTCCCAGCGTGCCAAACTTCTCCGGCTCGGTCAGCGCCCCGCCGATCTGCCCGGCTGTCCCCAGCGTCTGCTCCAGAGTCCCACGCGCAAAGTCCAGCCAGTGCAGCGCCTGCCCCACCACGTTCTCCTCGTCGAAGCGCCGCTGCGCCTCCGCCCAGCCGTAGGCCGCCGCCAGCCGCCCCACCTCCTGCTGCCCGTACTCGCCCATCGCCAGCGTGCCCACCCCGCCGATCGCCGCTCCGACCACGGTCCCCACAGGTCCAAAGGCCGACCCCAATATCCCGCCCGTCAGCGCCCCCGGCGCGGCCTGTGTCACCTTCCCCAAGGGCGACCCCATGAAGGCCGCGAACCTTCCGCGCAGCGTCCCCGGCCCGCCCGGCGGCAGCCCGAACTCCTGCCCCTGCTGCTCGGGCGGCAGCCCGGCCGCCAACCCACCCCCGCGCAGGCGCGGGCCGCCAAACATCTCCCGCCCGCGCTTCGGCGGCTCGTAGGTCGAGACCAGCGCATCGTACTCCGCGCGCGTGATCCCCCGCGTCAAGGGCCAACTGTCCGAGCGCACCATCAGCTTCCCGTCCCGCACGTAATAGTCCGCCCCCACGTCCGCGCCCGTGCCCTGATACTGTCCGCCCCCTGAGCCTGTCGAAGGGTCTCCGCCCGGCGCGTAAAACTGCCCGGCCGACTCTTCTGTCGGCGGGGTGGGTGGCGCAAATCTTCGGATGGGTCTTTGCTCAGGAGGGAGCGGCGCCGTCGGGGCGCGCGCCTGGATCACCCTCGGCGTGCCGCGCCGCCGGGCGAGCTGCTGTTCACGCGCCTGGGGCTGCGGAGGGGCCGCCGGAGGAATCGGCTTCGGCCTGGTCCGGTAGCGTTTGACAGGGACGCCTGGGGGCATGTCAGTCCACGGGTGGATTGCGCTTCTCGACCAGCTCCGCCAGGCAGATCGGAGCCATGTAGCACGTGGTGCAAACGAAGAACTCCTGCATGAGTCCTGTGTGCTCCTTCTCGTCCATCGCCACCGCCACGGCGTTGTCGTTGGGCGCGAAGACTTCTGCCAATCCCAGGTTGCCCTGGAAATATTGCGCGAGGCCCAAGACCTGGTTCGTCGCGGTCGGACTGATGAGCGCAATGGACAGGCGCAGCACGTAGAAGCTCGGCGCGAGTTTGCCGCCGCACTGGTCGCAAGGTCGAAGCTCGGAAAGTTTCATGTCTGCGAAAATCTGCGCAATCTGCGGATCAGAACCGCCAGCTCACCAGCCCGTAATACCACGGCGGCACTTCCCGGGGCTGACCGCCTCCACCCCCGCCGCCGTCCCCATACCCGCCGTAGCCCCCGCCGCCCGTGTCCCCGCCCCCGCCATAGTCCGGGTACGGGTAGAACGGCTCAGGCCCCATCGCATAGTCGCCCGCCATCTCTTCGGCCGGCGGCTCGAGCTGCACGTACGGCCGCGCCGTCACCGGCGCGCGCGCCTTCGTCATCGTCCCCTGGCGCACGGGCTTCCGATATTGCTCCTCCAGCGACCGGAACTGAGAAGGCGAAAAACCGTAGCGGGGAATCTGGGCCGCCGCCGCCCAGCCCGGGATCGCCCCGCCTCTCCCTGCGCCCATGCCACGGACGTTGGACACGTCAAAGGGGGTGTACATCGGCGTCGTGGCAAACTGCCCGAGCGCCTGTCCCACCTGGCCTACGAACGGCGGGATCCACGTCGGCGGCGGGGACGTGTAGGCGGGCAGGGTGGAACCGAGCGCGCCGGCCGCCGGGCCGCCACGCTGGCCGCCCGGCCGGAAGGCCGGCAACGGCTTCGTGGGCTTGGCCGGTGGGGCGGCCGCCCCCTGAGCTGGTCGAAGGGCCGCCGCCCGTCTCTGCGTCGCCTGCTCGCGCGCCGCCGCCCCCGCCCGGCTCGGCGCGGGTGCGGGCTTAGGCTTGGGTTCGTAGCGTCTCACCGGTCTCTTCGCCATGTCAATCTCCTTGGCCCTTGGCCCTTGGCCCTTGGCCCATTGTCTGCTGCATCCTCTGCGCGTGCTCCCCCATCCTCACCTGCTCGTCCCCCGGACCGCTGGCCTTTGCGGGCCATCCGGGGGACTCGTCGGGCGCCATCCCCGCGCGCTCTTCAGCCGGCGTCGCCAGGAACGCCTGCACCTGCTCGGCGATCTTCAGCGGCCCGAAGAACTGCGCCTGGAACTCCTGCTCCCACTCCGCCGCCCGCAGCTGCGCCTCCACGAACGCCCCCAGCACGTCGGTGATCTTGATCATTTGTCGGGCACGTACTCGCACCAGTGCCACGAGGAGGGACGGGGGGGGTTGTCGGGATTCTCATCGTGATACAGGACCGACGTCTTGCCCAGCGCCTCGTGCGTGTCGGAGTAATCCGGCAGCACGTGCAGGTTGACGCACTCGGCGCTCCACACCTTAACGATGATCGCCGCCTGGTGCGCACCGGCCTCGTTCACATAGTGCACGACTCTTCCAACGCTCGGTGTTGCCATGGTGTCCTCGCTTTCTGAATCAGGGTCGGGGAACATCGGCAGCTGGTCTTCGTTGACTTCAACCACGCTCCGCGTCCCACGACAATCCGGATACTGGCTGCATCCCCAAAACGGCTCGAAGTCCCGAGACGGCTTGGGGCGGCGCAGCGCCATCTTCGCCCCGCACTCCGGACAGTACGGCTCCGGCTTCGTGCGGATGAAGGTTGCCATTTAGCGCGCCTGCCACCTCGGCGGCAGCGGCCTCTGCAGGGGCTGGCCTTCCGTCACCTCCCCGCCAGGAGGATAGGGAGATACCTCCTGACCTCCGCCGCCAGAGTTGCCGCCAATCTCCGGCCCTCCCTGCGGTGGGCCTTGCATGCCTGGGCCCATCTGAGTCGGGGGGCCGCCCTGGCCGCCGCTGCCCTGGGCAGCCATCATCTGCTCGTGCATCTGCCCCGCCATTTGCTCGACCGCGCCCGACGCCTGCGCCTGCATGGCCTGGGCCGCCTGCTGAATCTTCAGCTGATCCTGCGCGCTCAGCTGCTGGAAGATGCGCTGGATCTCGAAGCTCACGCGCTCCTCCGTCCAGATCTCCTTGTCCATCGCCTCGCTCTGCCCCGTGCTCAAAATGTTCTCCCGCACCCAGCGCCGCGAGGCAAGTTTGTCGCGCACCAGCGCCTGCCCGACCTGCGCCAGCTGCAGCTTGTCCGTCGGCAGGTCCGGCTCCAAGTTCACGCGCAGCGCCAGCCGCTCGGGGATATCGCCCGGGCTCAGCTCCAGATAGCTGCCCTTGCCGTAGTCGTAGAACTTCCCGCCCTCGGGCGGCTCGGCCTTGTACCAGGCCAGCGCCGCGATCAGCAGGTTCGCGATGGCTTCGCCGCCCAGCTGCTTGGTCGCCGTCAACGGCAGCCGCCCGCTCTGCACCAGCAGCGAGATCGCCGAGAAGGCCATCACCTGCTGCGGCGGCGCGCCCAGCGCCATCTTCGGGATCGTGGACTCTTCGTTCAGCCGCGCGGCCAGGTCGAGGCCCTTGTACTGCTCCGGGTCCACGACCTTCTCCAGCAGCGGGCTGAGCTTGTCGCCCTTCGGGATCTTCGCCACGCCGCCCGGCACCGTGCGGTCAATCGTCGTGGGCGCCTCCACGTCGTCCGTCTCCTGCACCAGCAGGGGATTCGAGCCGAGCGCGTGGATGAGCGAGTAGATCACCGTCAGCCCCAGATTCTCGCGCTTCCACAGTTCGCTCTTGTGCATGGCGTAGAGCAGCGGGAAGCGCTGCCGCTCGGGCAGGTCGAACAGCATCGTCCCGTCCACGATCTGGTCTACCACGGGCAGGAAGTCGAACTCGTGCTCGTCGAATACGATCGGCTCGTCGCCGTCGTCCAGCCACACCGCCCGGTAGCGCCAGTCGTACCAGTCGCTCAGCGTCACCAGGTCGTAGGCCTTGAGCGAGACCGCGCGCTTGCCCACCGCCCTCTCGGCCAGGTCGCCCCACGTGGCCAGCACCTCGCCCCAGCGCGTCGCCGTGCGGCGCAGCATCCCGCGCAGCCCGTACAGGTCGAAGTCCCCGTAACAGGTGGCCGGGTTGTAGCAGGTGAACATATAGGGGGTGGTCTGCGCCACCCGCTCCATGCGCCGCACCAGCGCCGGGTTCGTCGTCCCCTGGGCGTGCTTGAGCAGGTCCGCCGTGCTCGTCACGCTGGCGCAGATCTCCGCGAACATCAGCGCCGAGAAGACCACCTCGTAGTGCACCGGCCGCTGCGCGATGCGCCCGCTCCCCGCCCACATCGCCTTGGCGGCCTGCTCGATCTTCCCGCTCGCCTGCTTGGCCTGCGTCTGCGCCTCGTCGAAGGGCACGTTGATCTGCGGCTCCGTCGAGACCATCAGCCGCACCGCCCCGATCAGCGCGTTGTAGGCCGAGGGCGACATCGTGCTCTTGATCCAGTCTCCGCTCGGCTGCTCGCTCCACTCCATGTGCACCATCCGGCGCAGCTCCTCGTAGAGCGTATCGCGCCCGCTGTAGATTCCCTTCAGGCGCGTGCCCGTCTCGCGGATGTCGTCGAAGTCGCCCCGGTCGAAGTCAGGCATGGTGCTCCTATAGGTCCCGGCTCCCCAGGCCGGTGCTCTTCTGCGCGCGCTTCAGGATCGCGTCCACCACCTGCACCACCACGGGGCGCGGGCTGGGCGGGCGCACGTTGGTGAGGCCGTAGCGCAGCATGTCGTAGTCGTGGTCGTCGCCGTCCGTGTCCACGTCCTCCACGTGCACCGGGTCGCGCACCAGCGCCGGCAGCGTGCGCACCAGGTCCGTGCAGGTGTTGAAGATTTGCAGCCCGGGCAGCCCGTCGGGCAGGTCGGCGAGCAGCGTCTTCACCTTGCGCACGCCCGTCAGCCGGTCGTTGTCCGCCTCCACCAGCGCCACGCCCTCCGCCCGGTACTCGTCGGCCGTCGAGAAGGTCTTGTCCTCGTGCGTCTTCTTGGTCCACATGCTCGGATCGGCGTAGGTCACGCGCACCTTCTCGCTCGGCGGGGAGTTGGCCGCGATCAGCCGCGCCTGCTGCCGGTCGGTCAGCCCGGTCTCGTGCACCTGGCGGTAGACGTACACCCGCCCGCGGTCGGGGTCGCGCGCAAACCACCCGCACACGAACGGCGCCACGCTGCCCCAGTCCACCGCCCGCCAGCGCGGCCACGCCAGCGGCAGCTCGATCGGCTCGATGAAGTGCCGCCCCCGGCGCAGGTCGAACACCTGCCCCACGAACACGGCCCAGTCGCCCCAGCGCCAGGCGCGCGCCAGCTCGGGCGGGAGCGTGTTGAGCATCTCCCAGTAAGCCGCGTCCAGGTGCGAGTTGTCGTCCGGCAGCGCGCGCACGAAGATGAACTGGTCGGCCAGCGTCTGCATCTCCGGCGGCAGCGCCTGGCCTTTGTCCACCCCCCAGTAATCGCGCACCCACAGGTGACCGATCCCGTCCGGGTTGGTCGCCGCCACGAACTTGCAATCGGCGTCGGGCAGCCCCGCCCAGCGCAGCGAGCCGCGCAGGATGTTGAAGATCGCCACCGGGTTCTGAGTCAGCTCGTCCACCCCGATGTCCGCAAACTCCGCGCTCTTGTACTTCTCCGGCCGGTCCAGATTCCGCAGCGCCAGCACCCCGCCTCCGTACTCGGGCCGCAGGTGAAAGCCCAGCCCGTGCGCCTGGCTCTCCTTCAGCGCGCCCAGCCAGGCGGGGAACTCGGCTTCGATCTTGCCGAGCTGCCTATCTTTGAGTTGGGGGTAGTCCTCGCAGAAAAGCGCGCTGACCACGCCCGTGAGGCCCTTCGCCGCGCGCCGCAGGATGCGCTTGAGCAGGTACCAGCGCAGCCAGTAGCTCTTGCCCGGGCCGCGGCTCCCGCCGTAGAGCGTGAATTTGTGCGCCGCCGCCGCGCGACTGGCCGCCACCTGCTTCGGCTCGAACCGGCACAGGTCGTCGAACTGGACGCGCTCGACCTCAGGCGTCGCCATCATTCGGCACCACCAGGAGCTTCACCGCGCCGCTCTGCTCGACTCTCTGCATCGGCTTGCCCAGCACCTGATCCAGCACGCGCTGCGCACATGCCGCCCGGAACTCCGACGCCGCCATCGTCTCAGGCTTTCCGCGGGGTGGGGCTGAACGCATGTACTTGCACAGCAGTGTGAAGGCGTATCCCGCCTCGGTGGTCCGCCGGTCGGCCAGCTTTCGCTTGAGCACCGTCGCCGCCTGCGGCTTGCGTCCCGCGCCCGCACGCTTCCCGCCCCGCGCGCGGGGGTTTCCGTGTTTCAAGGCCGCGCCCTGAGCCTGTCGAAGGGCGTTTGATTTCATCTGTGAAAAACGACATTTCAAATGGGGATCAGGCCAGCCCTGGTCTGCGCTGAACGCAGGGCTGGCCCGTCACATGGGTTATCGACTCTATCGCTTCCGCTTCTTGCTCGTGAACGAACGCAGCATCTGCGCGAAGCGCGCGCGCCGCCCCAGCGTCCCCGGCTTTTTCGCGGCGGACCTGAGTCGGCCGGCCGGTATCTTGCCGCCCTTCTTTACGCCCATCGCGCGCCGCAGCGCGCCGGGGTGCTTGATCGCCTTCTTGATGTTGAGCTTCCGCTTACGTTTGGCCATGGGGTTTCTCCTGCTTCTGCAATTCCTGCACGGGCGTGATGTCTACGCTCACGAACGTCTCGATCCGGCGCGTGTGGCCGCGCTCGATCACAATCGAGACCTTGCCGTAGCCGCGTGCCTGCACGTGTTCCAGCTCGTCCAGCAGGCGTGAGACCTGCCAGGCCGTCATCACGCGCAGCAAGCGGTGCAGGATAACGTCCGTCGGTTGAGTCGGAAGGGTCGAGTCGGCTGGCATTTGGCCTTCTGCTTTCCGCCTTGTGTTTTCTGCTTTCTGCTTTCTGCTTATGGCCTTCTGCCTTCTGTCTTGCCCCCTCCGACCACGTCGCCGCTCACCGTCACGTCGCCCAGGGCGGCGATGTTCAGCCCGCCCGCCTGGTACTGGCGGAAGAGCGTGTGGATGGACTCGGTCAGCTCGTCCACGTCGCGCTGCCCCTCCGGGGGTTGGCCGGTGCGCACGATCGCCGCCAGGCGCAGGAAGCGCAGACCCAGCGCCGCGTTCAGCGACTCGAGCTGGCTGATGCGCTTCTGCAATGAGATGCGGCGCGCGTAGACCACGTAGTGCAGCGTGAGCAGCACGCCGATCAGCAGCGCCAGCAGCGTGTCCGATAGGTGCAACGTGATCACGCGCTCAGCCGCTGCGCGCGCGCAGCCCGTCCTCGAGCGCCGTGCCCAGGATGTACGCCACCACGGTGGCCACCGCCGCGGTCAGCGTGGGCAGGTCCACCCCGGCGCGGTCGCCGAGGAAGATGATCACCAAGCCAACCACCGCCGCCCAGAACTTGCGCGACTTGAGAAGCTGTCCGATCTTGGTCATGAGGGGGATCCTTTCCAACTAAGAAAACGGGGCGCACCACGATGGGTGCGCCCCGGGCTCAACGCCTCTGTGGGCTGAGGGGGATTGTAGGACGGAGTCCGCCGCGCGTCAATCAGGCGGAATCAAAAGCCCCGGCGCGGTGGCCGGGGCGGGCGGGGCGATGTGCGGTTGTTGTGGGCGGGTGTTAGAACGGCTCCTCCTCCGCCTCGGGCTGCGGCTGCTTCATCGCGGCCGGCGGCTCGCTCACCCCGTTCGTCGCCCCGCGGAAGCGCACGACCACGTGCTGCCCCCCGAAGGCCGTCACCGTCTCCGCGTACAGGCTGACCGTTTTGCCCGTCCACTTGCCCGTCTCGTCCGACCCGAGCGCCGCCGCGATCTGCTCCGCCATCGTGCGGTTCAGGATCACGCCCTTGTGCGCGCGCTCGAAGTAGATCACGTACTTGTCCACGCGCTTCTTCGCGCGCGCGTCGAACATCGGCTCGGCCATCACCTCGCGGATCGCCAGCGTCCACACCTTCCCGTTCAAATCTGCGCCGCTGATGTAGCGGCTGGGGAACATCTCGTTCACGTTCATGCCTCACCGTCCTTTCGGACAATCTTGATCGTGGGTTCTGTAGCCCGGCCAGCGTGCACGTCGAGCAAGTTGATCAACACCAACACGTCAGGGGCCGCCCGCGCGTAGACCGCCAGCGGGTGGATGCGCGGCGCGTGCAGGATCTTCTGCTCGCGATCCGACTCCGTAAACACGTATCCCCACTCAGTGATGCCCAGCCGCGCCGCGCAGTCCGGGCAGACCTCCAGCCAGGCCTTGGGGGCGCGCACGCTTTGCCACCCGTTCAGCTCGTAGAAATCGCCCACCGTCGTGCGCTCCTCCGCGGGCAGCGCGGCGCCCGCTTCCGGGTCAGGCAGGTTCCCGCTGCGCAGCACCTGCTCCAGGAACAGCCCGCCACACACCCAGCAGCGGCCATTCGCACATCCCCCGCGGGCGCTCCGCATCGCCGCGCACTTTCCCTCCACGGCGAAGAACGTCATGCGCTTCGTCTTCGTCAGCCATCCCCCCCGGCCTCCCGGCGTCAGCGAGACCGTCTTGATCTCCGCCGTCTCGCTCGGGTTGGCCTGCGCCCACGCTTTGGCGGCTGTCCCCGGCGTGGGTTTGAATGTGTTGCTCATCGTCTCGTCTCCTTCACAGTCCCCCGGATGGCCTGCAAGGCCAGCAGTCCGGGGGACACCGGGTGCCGGGCGGTTGCAGGGACCGTCCAGCACCCGGAAGCAAAACGGGCGACCCTCGCAGGTCGCCCGTCTACACTTTTAGTGTACAATCTTGGAAGCCCAGCCACCGCCTGCACAGTGGTTCGGGCCAGGCCCTGAGCAGTGCATCAACACCGCCGCGGGCCGGGCGGGTGGCCGGTGGGCCGCCCGCTTTTTTGTTGTCAAGGTTCGTTCAAGCGCATCTTTATAATACACCCGCTTTCGGGGTTGTCAAGTTAAAAATTGGTTTTTTACGGCAAAGCTTCACAGGCAATGCCGTCCTTGTCGGTGTCCATCAAATGCACATCGCGACCAACCTTCCCCAGGCAGTATTCGTAGCACGCCTGGGCCTGCGCGTGGTTCTCAAAGTCCGCGCACTGATACAGATTCCCTGAACAATTGCACACCTCGCCGTCAGCCGATGGCTGTGGCGTCGCATCGCCCCAATCCACTGTGGTTTGGACGACATCCCAAAGACTGGCAGGGTCGCGACGAACCGACTCCAGCGCTTGCCCCTCCAGGTAAAACGTGACCGAACTGTTGAGCGGACCGGGTTGAAAGAATTCGATCCGCGAAAATCTCCACCCTTCCATGTCGGCTGCCCGAACCCCAAACAACATCATCTCCTCGGCGAGCTGCTGGAGTTCATCCAAAGAGTCGGCGTCATCATAAAAAGCAAAGGTCAGTGTGCCACCGGTGATCGAAACCCCAATGCTGTCCCGGTAGCGTGTTCCAACAAATTGTGGATCGTTCAGGTTGCGAATGACGCCCAAGAGGAGCTGTTCCCGGCTGAGAGTCGGGCTGGGGCGAATACGGTATGTGGGGGCTGGACTTGGAGCTAGGGAACCCACCCCCAACTGAAAGGCCGAGTAGAGCGCCACAAACACAAGCACAGCGGCCACAACCCAGAAGCAGCCACTTCTTCGGGTCATCGCAACCTCCCGTCTTCAAACCAATTCCATATTGACACGCGCCGCGGAACGGGTGTATCCTGTTCGCTATGTCGAACATAGAATGGATGACCGTCCCCGAAGCGGCTCAACTCCTGGGCCTGACCACGCGCCGCGTTCAGCGCATGATCACCGAGGAAGGCAAGTTCCCCGGCGCACGCAAGCTCAACCCCAGCGTGCCCACTTCGGACTACCTCATCCCCCGCAAAGAAGTCCAGGCTGAAATAAAAAGGCGCGCCCAGTCGTCGAGCAAAGACGACTGAGCGCGCCAAGTCGCACTATCCGGCCCTTCCGGGCCGGTCGCGCCTGAAACCATCACAGGGAGAAGGCACGGCCAGCACATTAACAACACCGAATAGCACGACAGTGACCCTGTTGGGTCTCGAACCCAAAACCTAACGTTGTGGGCTTCTTGAATCGGTAACACCTTGTTACCGATTCAAGGCTAACCATTCTCAAACAACCCCTTCCACGGGCCACAGCAGGCCCGCCACGGGCCGTTCTGCCGGTTGCGCAATTTACCTCGTGACACCCACGCGCGCCCCGCCTTGCCATAGAATCTGCCCGCCGACGCCCAATCTCGCCCACAATTTGAACGGCTGTCCCCTGACGCGGCGAACCGCTCCCCCCTGAGCACGGTCGAAGGGCCCGGCTGACGGTCCTCCGCTCCTCCTTCGGAGCGCCGCCTTGGCGCTCGGGACAGCCGGACTTCGGACTTCCGACTTCCCGACTTCGGACTTCCCGACTTCCGCCCTACCCCCCCAAAAGTTTGGTCACCGGGAAGTACGGCTCGAAGTCCTCCGGGCCGAGGCTCTCGGTGTAGGGCCGCATCTGCGCCTGGGTCTTCCATCCGCCCATGATCCGCACCAGTTCCGTCGAAGCGCCCAGTTGGTGAGATAGGCGTGCGAACGAGCGCCGCAGGTCGTGGGGGCTGAACCCCTTCGTCAGCCCGGCCTGTTTGCCAATCTTCCGGAAGATCGCGCGCAGCCCCCACGGCGTCAGCGGCGTGCCCGGCTTCAGTCCCCCCAGCCCCACGAACACCGCCGTCACCTCCGGCCGCGCGTGCGCCGGGCGGATCGCCAGCCACTGCCCCACGAAGTGCGCCGTCGAGGGGCCGAAGCCGCGCTCCACCTCGTCCCCGCCCTTCTCGATCACCACGTAGCGCCGCTTCTCCAGACTGAGCTGGCGCACGTCCAGCCGGCACAGCGCGCTCGCCCGGATGGACGAGTCCAGGATCAGCAGCAGGATCGCCAGGTCCCGCGTCCCGCGGTGCGTCGCCGTGTCGCAGGCCGAGACCACCGCCAGGGCCGTCTCCCAGTCCAGCACCCGCTGCCGGCGCTTGTGCACCTTGGGCCAGGGCAGGGCGTGCGCCGGCGTGATCGGCCCTGAGCCTGCTGAGCTCGTCGAAGCACCCAGCGCGTGCCGGAAGAACGAGCGGAAGGCCGCCACCGCCCGCCGCAGCGCACTCTCCCCGACCCCGCCCGCCTTGCGCTGCGCCAGATACCCCAGCAGGCGCTCGCTCGTGAAGTCTCCCGGCCCCAGCCCCGGGCTAGCCCGCGCCAGCGCCCCCACGTCCCAGACGTAGGCCTCGACCGTGAGCGGGGACTTCCCGCTCACCGCCAGCCAGTCCCGCCACGCCGCTATCGCCGCCAACATGCCTCACCTCCCCCGAGCCGCTTGCTGCCCAAACAAAAAGCGGCCCGGACCACGTGAGTCCGCGCCGCCGATTGGCGCTGTCTCTGTTAGGGGCAACCCGTCGGGTTGCCCGCCGCGACTCACAGGTACCTGTGAGTCTTAACGGGCGGGGGCCCTTGCCCGACCCCCGCCCGTCTCTCCTATCCACCATTCTATAACGGAGTGTCAACCATGCCCGAATTTCGCAAGCTCACCCACCTGCTCGACTACCTGCTCGCCACCGCCTACCAGCAGCGCAACGAGCACCAGAAGGAAACGCTCAAGGGCGGCCTGACGATCGAGATCTACATCACGCCCCGCCCGGCTGTGGTGCACCTGAAGCTCAGCCGGCGCGGCATCCCGCCCTCCGCCAAAGAAGCCGAGACCGTCTTCAAGCATTGGCCCTGGGAACTGGAGGGCGGCCCGCCCTCGCAACTGAATGCCTACAAGAACGCGGACGAGTATTGCCTCACCTGCCAGTTCCCCCTGCCCGACGTGCGCAACCACTGGGGCGGGCATCCTGAGCCTCCTGAGCCGCGCAGCGAGTCGAAGGACGAAGGACCGGAGGCCCCCCATGAAGACTAAGGGCCTGCGCTACACCTTCGTCGAGGACGACGATGAGCACGGCGCGTTCTTCCGCATCCTCGACGGCAAGAGCATGATCGGCTACGCCATCCAGCGCGCCGTCGCGCTCAAGATCACCCGCGCCCTCAACCGCGAAGACCTGCGCCTCTTCGCGAGCCGGGCCAAACCCCAGCGCGCCCGCCGCCCCACGCTCCACGCCCGGCGCTCCACACCCCGGCGCCGCTTCCGCTCCAAACGCAAGCTCTGAAAGGACACCCCTCATGCACATCGAAGCCCAGAAGACCGTCGTCTTCGTCATCCACCTCAGCCTCGGCGAAGCGCTGGCCGCGCTCCAGGACCCGGCCCCGCTCCAGAAGAATATCCGCGCCCTGCTCCCGCCGGGCAACCCCGGGCCGCGCCACGTGACCAAAAAGAAATCACCGAAAGCCGCTGCCTCCGCGAAGTGTGAATACTGCGGCAAGAAGTTCCTCGCGCGCGGCCTCAAGAAACACGAGCGCACCTGCCCCCAGCGGCCGGCCGCATAACCCCTGGCCGAGACATCCGGGAACCGGCCCCTCGGGATGATAGCCCCGCAGCGCATCGAGGCGCTGGCGGCCACCAAAGAAAGGAGATCAACATGCTTCACCGACTGTTCGCCAGATGGATCTGCCACCGCTGCTGGATGGCGCTCCTGGGCGTCGGCTCGCGCGGCCACTGCGGCCACTGCCAGTGCTGCGCCAAATGACGACCTACACCCACGTCCCCAACAGCTACCAGAAGCCCAACGTCTTCGCGGACGAGCTCATGCGCCTCTTGTCGCCCACCCAGAACATGGTCCTCGACGCCACCTGCCGCCAGATCATGGGCTGGGAGACCAAGCGCGCCGCCCGCCGCGACCGCATCAGCCTCTCCCAGTTCCAGGCGCTGACCGGGCTGAGCCGTCCCACGATCATGTCCGCCCTCGCTCACCTCGCGACGGCCAACATCCTGACTCCGGTCGGCCAGGCCAACGGTCGCACCCAGGAGCACGAGCTCAACCTGGGCCAGCGCGGCGACTACCGCTGGGACTTTCTGCGCGATCACGCCCCCGCCCGGTGGAACCCGGAGCAGGCGCGCGCCGCAAAACAGAGTCCAGATATGGCGGTACGGGGTGGTCTAGTGGCTTTACCACCTGACGACGACGACCGGTCAAGAAAAGCCGACTTGGGCGGTCAAGCCGCTTTACCGGAACCGGTAAAGCCACTAGACACACCAAACTCATTAAACTCAAAAAGAGAATTAGAGATTGATTCTCTCTGGTCCCAGGCCCTACGGGTGCTGCGTGCCCGCCTGCTCCCGCTGACCTACGAGGACTGGATCGCCACCGCCCGGCTCGAGGCTTCGACCGGTGACGGTTCGACTTTGGCTCACCGTGCCGAACCGTCGGCAGGCGCGGGCGATGCCCTTCCGGGGGGCGTGCGCCTCGTCTTCCGCCGGGCCGAGGCCCCCAACACGCGCGCCTGGCTGGAAACCCACCTGGCCCCGCTCCTGCGCGAGGCCCTGGCCCCTTACCCTATCGAGTTCGGCTTCACCCACCCTTTCACAGGAGAATAACCATGACCCCTCACCCCCTCGTCCCCCGCCCGGTGCTCGTCGAGCTGAGCTGCGGCCACGCCGTCACGCTCGACCTCCCGCCCGAGATCGACCCCGGCCCGGGCTACACCCTGCACTGCTACGCCTGCGGCCACGCCGTGCAGGTCGTCAGCCTCACGCCCCAGGCCGACGCGTCCCCCGGACCGCTGGCCCCAGCGGGCCATCCGGGGGACCTCGTCGGGCAGACCCCCATTCTGCACCACGGAGACACCCCATGAAACGTCGCCTGCCTTCTGCCCTGAGCCTGTCGAAGGGCCGCCTCGCGCCGCGGCCTTCTGTCCCCCTCCCCCACTGGCTGGGCGAGGCCCTCATCACCTGCGCCCAGTTCCTGTTCGAGCAGGGTGCCCTGGAAATGCTCGCCCTCCAAGGCCGCGCCCTGCTGACCACCGACGTCCCCCTCGACCTCGGCCCCGGGCGCTGGCTCCTGGTGCGCTTCCCCTCGCCGGCTTGGGAAACCGAGCCCCACCTCCTGGTGCTGCTCGCCCCGCGCGACGCGCCCGAGACCCCGCCGGAGACGGAGCACGTCCCCTTCTAACCGCGCTCGACTCATGTCCGCGGACACCCGCCTTGGCCCTTCACCCGTGTCCCCTTGAAAGGAGACCCCCATGCCCGAAACCGCCCCCCAACCGCTCCCGCTGCGCCAGCTCGCCAACAACCCCTGGCAGCTGTGGCCGCTGGAGCCCGAGCACGTCGCCGACCTGGCCGCCGAGGTCGCCGCCGGCGCGCCCCTGCCGGCCATCGTCGTCCGGCCCGACCCGCAGGCCAAGGGCCGCTACCAGATTGCCGTCGGCCACCACCGCGTCGCCGCCCGCCTGCAGCTCCACCTCCCCGACGTCCCGGCCGAGGTGCGCGACCTGACCGATCTCGAGATGGCGCGCCTGGCCATCGCCGAGAACTTCAAGCGCCGCGTCCCCTCCGCCATCGACAAGGCCCACGCCCTGCAGCGCCTGACCGGCGCCCCGTTCCACCTCTCCCAGGCCCAGGCCGCCGAGCAGCTCGGCTACGCCAACAAGGCGACCGTCTCGCACCTGCAGCGCCTGCTCAGCCTGCCCGCCCCCATCCAGGCCCACGTCCACTCGGGTGCCCTGCCCGAGCGCCTGGCGCGCGGCCTGGTGAGCGTGGCGCGCTCGCTGCCCCAGGTCGCCCTGGCCGTCGCCGACCAGGTCGCCAAGAGCGACGCGAAAGAGTCGACCTTCGACGACGTGCTCGCCGAGGCCGTGCGCAAGCATGGCCGCCCCATGTGGGACGCGCCCTGGCGCCAGGGCCGGGGGGACAAGGCCGACTTCACCGGCCCGACCACCTACGTCGCCGACGTGGCGCAGAAGCTCGGCCTGACCACCCTCCCGGCCTGCAAGGGCTGCGAGTTCAACCTGGGCGACCACGACTGCGCCCGCCCGGCCTGCTTCGACGCCAAGGTCGTTGCCTGGCGCTGGGCCGAGGTGGAGAAGGCGGCCAAGGCGCTGGGCATCACGCTGGCCGCGCCCGGCGAGGCCGTGAAGCCAATCTACCTCGGCGGCCTCGCCGACCAGAAGAAGCTGGCCGAAGCTGCGCTCAAGTCCAAAGACGTGTACACGCGCGAGCACCTGCGCCTGGTGGCCGCGACCGGCAAGGTCAGCCACTACGACTCCGACGCCCGCGCGCGCGCCGACCTGCTCGGCTCCTCGTTCGCCGCCCTGGCCACCACCGACTGGCCCGCGCTCAAGAAAGCCCTGCCCGCCGCGGTGACCGCCAAGCCCGCGCCGAAGCCGGAGAAGAAACCCCTGACGCCCGCCGAGCGCGACAAGAAGTGGCAGGCCCAGCAGGCCGAGCACAAAGCCGAGCAGGCCGAGCTGACGCGCCTGGTCACGGTGGCCGCCGAGGTGCTCGCGCCGCTCCTGCCCGACCACGAGCGCCTGCTGCAACTGCTGCTGGATGCGTGGGAGTGGGAGAAGGGGCCGGCCAAGGCCAAGAGCCTGAAAGCGAAGAAGGTCGCGGTCATGGTGGAACTGATCGAAAAGAACGGCGTGGACCTGCTGGACGGTGAGCACGCCCAGAAGTGGAACGCCGACCCGGAGAGCCACCGCGCCGCCCTGGTCGCGCTGCTCGGCCTGTTCAAGAAGCCCGTCCCTTCGGCGCTCGCCGCGCCGCCCGAGCTGAAACTGGACGCCCGGACGGAGGCGCGCATCGCTTTAGAGCGGCAGCGCATGCCGAAGGTGGGAGTGGCGAAGCCGATCAAGCACGACCCCCATAAGTTCGTCCACCTCGCAACGAAGACCAGGAAGGCGAAGCCTGCCCGCCCGACGAAGAAGGCCAAGCCCGCCCGCCGCGGCAGAAAGGCGAAGAAGACATGATGCCCTTGCCCTGGTCCCTCCACCTGCTCGCCAGCCCGGCCCTGACGATCACCGTCACCGAGCACGTCCCGCGCCCGTGGCGCGAGCGCCTCCTCACCTGGCCCTGGCGCCCCTGGCAGGCGCTGCGCACGGTCACGCACACCGAGCCGAACCCCGCCGTCTTGTGGATCGGAAACACCGTCGTCGGCCATCCGGCCACGCTCCGGAAGTTTCTCACCGCCCGCTATGGCGCGCAGCTGCGCGCCGAAGGGAGACTCAACTGATGCGCAAATTCCTGATCGGAGTTGAACTGTTGCTCGTGGGGGTGGAGCTCGCCGCCCGGCGTCACTGGGCGCTGCTGCTCATGGCGCTCGTCCTCGCCGGGCTGGTGTTCCTCTACGCAAAATGACGAAGCCCTGCAAGCCCCCCGGATCGCCGGCTCTGGCGAGCCGTCCGGGGGGCAAGCGCTGCGCCTGCCAACGCCTGGGCTACGTGCGCCCCGCGTGCGTGCGCGGCCTCACCGGCTGGCTGGATGCCGACGGCCAGCGCCGCTTCGACGCGCTCGCCTGCGAGCTGGACAGCCGCCAGTTCCTTGACCCCGTGCCCGCGCCCCCCGCCGAGAAGGGGAACCACCGGAAGGGCAAGCGCTGCGTGGACTGCGGCGACCTCATCTCGGACTACGCGCGCGACCGCTGCCGCAGGCACGCCGCCATGGCCAACGGCGCGAAGTCCAGGGGCGGGCCGCGCAACGAAGCCTGGGCGCGCCGGTCCCGATTTCCCGTACGGAAAATCGTCGCGAAAAGGCGGGCGCGATGAATGGGCGCGACGTCCTGCTCGCGCTGCTGCTGGCCTGGTTCTGCTGCACCTGGCTGGCGGCCGGGGGGCTGTGGCTCGTGTGGGTGGCGCTGCGCGCGCGCCACGGCCCCGTGGACGAGGGCGTGGAGGTCACCGAGATCGGCGAGAAGATCGTGATCGTCTCGCGCTTCGAGTCCCCCGGATGACCGGCCAGGTCAGCCGTCCGGGGGACGCGTAGGCTCAGAGCGCGGCGATGAGCGCGGCCTGCTCGTCCTCGGTGAGCGGCAGGTCTTCGACGTCGGGGCCGGTGTAGGCGGCCTGGCGCGCGGCGGGTGACGCGGCCACGTGGGCCAGCCCGGCGCGGATGACCACGCTCCAGAAGTCGCTGCCGAAGACGGCGCGGAAAAGGTCGATCACCTTCTGGTTGATGCGCGGGGCGAAGTTGTGATGCGCCGCTGTGGGTGGCTGGGTGAACGGCGGAACGGTGGCGGGCGGGGTGACGCCGGGCCGCCAGGCCTGGACGACGGCGAAGTAGGAGATGTTGCCGATCTCGGTCAGGCCGAGCGAGTGGACAAAGTTCTCGAAGACTTGCCAGGCCTGCGCATCGAGCGGCAGGCCGGAGTGGCCGAGGGGGATGACGGCGCCAAAGTAGTCGGGGACTTTCCAGGGTGCGGTCACGGGTGATCCTCCTCTCAGCGCAGGTAGAACCCGTGGATTTGAATCGGGTTGCTGATCGACCCGGTGAAGTTCGACATGAAGAACAGCAGGCCCTTGTCGCTCGAGCTGCCCCCGGCGTCGCGCACGGCGGCGAGGGCCGTGGTCGTGCCGTTGTCAATCACCCCGCTGCCCACGATCAGGTCCAGGCTCCCGAGCGTGGGCATCGGCAGCGTGAAGTTGATGAACGTCCTCACCCCGCTGGCGGTCAGCGAGAGTCCGGCGATCGCCAACTGGTAGAACACCACGCCGCCGATCTGCGCGTACTTCGCGTTGGCGAACGCGGGCGTCCCGGTGAGGTTGCTGCTCGCGTCGGTCGTCGGCGTCCATTCCCCGCGCTCGACCGCCAAAGGCCGCGCCCCCGCCAGCGCGTCCAGCAGCCGCCCCAGCTCGCGCCGCGCCCCCGCGTCGGCCAGCCGCTCGATCAACTCTGAAGGTAATGGCATCCGGCCTCCTGCCTTCCGACTTCCGACTTCGGACTTCGGACTTCCGACTTCCGACTTCGGACTTCCTACCCGCCCCGCCCCACCCGCGCCCGGTTGATCCGGTAGGCCGTCTCGTCGTCCACCAGGTCCCCCGAGCCCAGGCTCAGGAACGTATACGGCCGCCCCGGAAAGGCCTTCTCCACCGCCGCCTGATCCGCCCGGTCGCGCTCGCGCTGCTGCAGCGTGCGGTTGTGCCAGTAGTCCCCGTTCACGGCCACGATCGTCAGCCGCCCGAAGGCCGTCAGCACGAAGTCGAGCACCTGCCCGCCCGGCTGGAAGCCCCCGAAGATCGGGACCTGAAAATCAATCTCCGCGTCCGTCCACCCCAGCCGCCGCAGTGTGCGGTACTCGCGGTCTTCCAGGTCGCTCGCCGACTGCCCCTGCACCGTGAACGGCCCGGCCCGCGCCACCTCGCGCCGCTCGCGCAAAATGCTCGGCCCGTGCGGCAGCGGCCGCCGCTCCGCCGCCCGTACCCGCGGCCGGTCGAACAGCCCGGCCGAGCCATAGCCCGGGGCTGAGCCTGCCGAAGCCTTGCGCCTCGGCGCCTTCCCATAACTCCCCGACTTCGAACTTCGGACTTCGGACTTTTTCACGTCTGCTTGAACGTCAGGCTCCCCTGATACTCCGTCTCCTCCGGGTTCCACTTCGTCGGCACCAGCGAGACCGGGTCAATGTGCCCGCGCACGTTGTCGAAGGCCGGATATTTCGAGCGCATCAGCAGCGGCGTGGCGTCCTCCTGCCAGGCCTGCAGCTGCGCGATCACGCTCTGCGCGTGCGCCGCGCTCTCCCCGCCCGAGAGCAGCATCGGCTTCTCCAGCAGGCGCAGGTCGATCACGTAGTCGTAGAGCACCTCGTTCATCACGTTCAGGCGCGCCTCCCACTCGTTCAGCACCGCCGGCGTCTTCGCGTCCTCGGTCAGCAGCCGCAGCCGGAAGCGCACCCGCCGCCCGGTCACGTTCCCGTCGCCCACCGCCAGCAGCTGGTACGGGCTGGTGGTCGCGTCCACCGCGAAGCGCAGCCAGGCCGAGGTGTCCCCGGCCGCGTCCACCTGGTAGTCCACCTCCACCCAGCGCCGCGGGCTGGCCGCCGTCAGGTTGCGCGTGAAGAGCCGCAGCTCGTCGAAATAGTGATCCAGCTCGGGCGTGTCCTGGTCCACCCAGGCCGTCGTCAGCGCGCCCTCCCAGGCGTAGAGCATCTGGTCGTCGTTGAGCGGGTTCTGCGCCGAGTTGGGCATCACCAGGTACATGATCTCGTCGCACTCGCTGAACCACAGCTTGTTGGCGACGAGCGGGAGGGACTGGTAGAACAGCGACAGGATGCGCCGGCTCTTCCAGTCCGTGCGATACAGCTCGTGCCAGTCCCCGCCCGGCGCCGTCGTCGCCAGCAGCGCCGAGAAGCGCCCCTTGGTCTGGCTCTCCACGTTCTCGAAGCCCGCGTCCCAGGCCACGAAGCCGTACTGCAAGACCGGCAGGAAGTCGGCCACCCGCCCGCGCCGGCTGGGCGGCATGCCCTCCTGGCGGTTCGGCCCGATGTCGTCCACCGTGCGCCCGAACAATCTCTCGAACCCGTCCAGGAAGGGGAAATACAGCTGGGTGTTCCAGCCGCGCACCCCGACCCCGTTGTTCAAATCGCGCGCGGTGTTGATCGGCACGGGGATGAGCGTGGCGATCCCGTTCTTGATGACGCGCACCTCGTCTTCCTTGGTGATATAGACGTCCTCGTGCACCGTCAGCCCCGTCACGAGCGTGCCCACGTCGCCCACCGGCTTGCCCGCCTCGAAGGTCAGGTTCGTGGGCCAGGCCACCTGCTCGGCGCGGTTCCACTTCACCAGCGCGTTGCTGGCGTGGTACAGGTAGACCTTCTCGCCCTCCTGGAAGACCTCGATGAAGTCGCACTTGTTCGTTCCGTCCGGTTCTGACTCCAGGGTCCAGACCCCGGCGAGGTTGGACTCGCGAAAGTGCCTCATCACCGCCGCGTTCCCGCAGGCAAAATACACGATGTTGTTCATCACCGCCACGTCGGTCACGCCCCCGAGCAGCGTGTCCACCTGCGTCCACTCGTCGCTCCCCAGGATCGCGTACTCCGTGCCGCCGGCGCCCGGGGCGGGAGTCGAGGGCCAGTTGCCCTGCAGCGTCAGCTCCGTGGCCGTGTTCGACGTGATCTTGCGCGCCTGGCCCAGCAGGGCGCTGCCGACCGGGCCGGTGATCTGCGCCACGCACCCCGCCCAGGCGTCGGTCGTCCAGGCCTTGGTCGTGTCCACGATCTTCCCGGCCGCCTGCGTGCCCGTGCACACCCCCCGGTCGCCGTTGCGCAGCACCTGCGTGGTCGAGGCCAGGTACAGTTGGCGCTGGTACTCGAAGAAGAAGCGCTTGACGTCGTCGTTGCCGGTCTGCGCCCCGCCCTGGATCGAGTTGGTGATGCGCATGAAGAGCGCCGGCTTGTCGCCCGCCACCCCGCTCCAGGTCGTCCCGTCCGTGGACTGGTAGGCCGTCGGGGCGCTGCCCGAGACCATCAGCCCCCACAACACTTCCCAGTGGTTGGCGGCCGTCCCCGTCCCGTTCTTGTCGCCGATCGAGATCCAGTATTTCGTCCCGGCCACGATCGTCTGCGTGCTCGGGAACTTGAAGGGGAAGACGCGGCTGAGCCAGTCGTACACGTACTGGCCGGCGTATTCGGGGAAGGCCCCGTAGGGCAGCTCGCCCGAAGCGACCACCGCCCCCGGCGTGCCCGCGCTGTCCGAGCGCAGCGACATGATCAGCGGCCCGGCCGGCTGGCCCACGCGCCGCACGATCAGCCGCACCGCGAAGATCTGCGTCAGGCTCGCCACGGCCGTGAAGTCGTCGGCCACGAAGCGCGTCCCGCCCGTGAGCGTCACCCAGCGCATCGTCGTGATCGGGTTGCGGCCCGAGTCCAGGTCCCCCGGCCACGCCCCGTACCTTCTCAAATTTCCGGCCGGCCCGTTCCCGAAGCGCGCCAGCGGCGCCGGGAGCACCTGCCCGGGCGTCATCGTCCAGGCAAAGGCCGAATCGTAGAAGCGGCTCTGGTCGGTCGCGTGGCGCGCGTTCCCGCGCCCGCCCGTCCAGTCGTTGGCCTGCACCGCCTTGCGCTCCACCCCCGGCCCCCTCGGCAGCCGCCGGATCGCCCCCGGCACCGGGCCGGCCGCGCCCCCGGCCAGGAGCCCCAGCGGCGGGTTGACCCCGTCGTCGAGCGTCAGGTCGTAGCCCGGCTGGTCGCCCGTCAGCGTGCTCCCCGGCCCGCCCAGCGTGTAGGTGATCACCAGCTTCGGGCGCAGGCTCGGGTTGGGCACGTAGTCGCTGTCGTGCCAGAAGTGCGAGTCGTCCGTTTCGACGTCCGCCTTGAGCAGCAGCCCGTTGTTCGCGAACGCCCCCGAGACCCAGTCCTGCACCGCCGCCGCCGTCAGCCCGAAGGCGTGCGCCGTCCCGGGCGCGTCCGCCGCCGGCACCGAGATCGAGCCGATGTCCGTCTGCTCGCAGTCGTTCGCCCCGAAGCCGCCCGCCGTCTGCCAGGCCTGCCCGGCCGACCACTCGTTCCAGCTCGCGTCGTCCAGCTTCCAGGCGCGCTTCACGCGGAAGACCCGGAAGAGGCGCGCGGCGCTGGCAAAATTGAGTTGCAGGTACAGCGAGAGCGTGGCCGAGACGATCTGCGCGCCGGCCGGCAGCCCGGCCAGCGAGAAGTCGATCAGCGTGCGCAGTTTCTCCGTGCCCCCCGCGCCCGCGCCGCCTCCCAGCATCCCCTCCCCGGCGAAGTTCACGGTCGGGAAGAGCGAGTCGAGATAGGTGTCCACCGCCTCCGGACCCGTCTGCAGCGTCAGCGTGTAGATCGTCGTCATCGCCTACGGCCTTCGGCCTTCGGACTTCGGACTTCGGACTTCGGACTTCATGGCAGCACCGGAAACCTTGGCGCCGTGGCCACCGGGTGCCGCCGCCGCCCCTGCGCCAGGCGCAGCGTCAGGTTGTTCAGCAGCGCGGTCAGGTCGCGCTCGTCCGCGCCCGGCCCCTCCAGCCGCCACCGGGCCAGCTTCTCCGCCGCCGCCAGCCCCAGCCAGTCCGGCGAGACGTAGTCGCTGATCGCGTCCGCGTCCGCCGCCACGGCCGCGTGCGGCGCGTTGTAGACCAGCTTGATCGTGTAGCCCACGCGCGGCTGCTCGGGGAAGGACAGCACCCCCACGGAGGTGGCCGGCCCGGGCTCCACGCGCACGCGCAGCTGCCGCTCCCAGCCCCCGGTCTGCGTGGGCGTCGTCGAGCGCGCCAGCCACACCTGGCGCAGGTCGCGCTTGGCCGCCACGGGCACGTTGTACTGCAGCTGGTTGGCGAGCGTGGTCTGGCTGATGTCCAGCGTCCCCACGTCGCCCAGCTCGGCCAGCGCCTCGTTCACCTTGCCGCTCAGCAGCTCGCGCGGGTAGCGCCGCGTCATCACCCCGTAGCGCGCCCCCTGCGCGGGCGTGTCCGCCAGCGCCGCCGCCAGCGTGAGCGTCCCGGTCGCCCCGGTGTAATCCGCCACCAGGCGCGCGCCGCGGTTGACGGCCGTCGCCGGCTGATAGAGCAGCGTCCCGCCGTTGAAGAAGTCGTCGTCCGTGAAGCCGCGCACCACCAGCTGGCTGTCCACCAGCGTCGTATTGCCGCCCGAGGCCGCCGACGTCACGCCTTCCTGGAGGGCCTCCAGCGCCCGCGCGGTTTGTAAGAGAACGTCAAAGAGCGTGGTCATAGGTCTAGTGAGCCTCCTGAGCCGGTGAGCGTGCCGAACCGTGAGCCCGTCGAAGGGTCGAAGGGTCGAACGGTCGAAGGGTCAGCCGACTCCCAGCATGGGCAGCCGGCTGGCCACCGGGCCGCCGCCCACGGGCGCGTCCCCGACCAGCAGGTAGCCCACGAAACTTTGCGCAGGATCGGCGTCGTCCATGATGAACGTCACCCCGCCCGCGTCCACGGTCTTCACGTCCATCAGCCCCTCAATGGCCGAGGCCGTCGAGATGTTGGCGTACACAGCGTCGAACTCCAACGCCGTCGTCACCTCCGAATCGGCCACGGCGTGTTCGTCGAGGTGCGCCTGCGCGTTGCGTTGCGTTGCGCCCGAAAAAGCGCCGACGCTCAGCTCGTCGTGGTCTTGCACCACGTCCTGTGTGCTTTCCGCTTTACAGTGCGAGATCAACAAGCCGCCCTTCGGCGCAAACGGCAGCCCCGAAACCACGATGTCGGTCACGGTGTCCGTCTGCGTCAGCACGCTCCCGACGGCGTACTGGCCGCCCTTGAGCGCCAGGTAGTGATAGCGCCGCGAGCCGGCGCCGTTCTCCAGCCAGTTCACCCGGAAGCCGTTGCTCAGGAACGATACGAAATCCGCGCGGTCACCCAACGCGACTCCGCCGCTGGGGTCGAACGTCGCCAGGCATTCGAGGTCGTGGCAGTACGACTCGGTGTCCATAGTCGCACTGCCGTCGTCCGACATCCCGTACCAGACGATGCGCTGCGAGGACGAGACCGCCAGGCCGAACATCAGCATCTGGTTCGTGCCGCCGCTCGGCGGATCAACGGCGCGTCCCACGCTGAAAAACAGAACGCAGTCCGGCTGGAAGGCGAGCGCCGTGATGTCCTGATTGCCGGTGGTCGGCGTGGTCGGGCCCGTCCAGTGTCCGGTCGCCGCGTTCGTCAGGTCGTCGCCGCCCAGCGCCAGAAAGCCCACCCGCTGGTCGCGTGGGAAAGCGTCGTCAATGACGAGCGTGAAGCCATCCGAGTCGAATGACTGCAAGTCGAGCGCGCCGTCCAGCACGCCGGGAATGGTGCAGGAAACGATGACCGCCGCATCGCTGTGATAGTGGCCGGCATCCGCGGCTGCGTTTGCGTCCAGGCTGTTGGCGCAGCAGGCGCGCC